CGGTGCTTCGCCCTCCTCGACCCAGGTCTCCCCGAGCTCGGTGTTCTTGAAGGTCTTGATGGCAGCCGCCGAGCCGGACTCCTTGTTGACGGCGCTCTCCCACGCAGCAGCGATGTCGCGCCAACTGCGCCAACCAACCGGGCTGTACAACGACGAGAGGTGAAAGCCCGCCGTCTTGCCTGTGCCGTCACTGATCATCGCGCGCCACTCGCCGTGCTCGAGCATCCAGGCCTTGTGATGCTCGGCAATTGGCTCGTCGCACGATTCGCAGACGTAGGCTGCCGTATCCGGTTGCCCCTTCTCCCAGCGCAGTTGCTCAAAGCGCAGCCATTGGCGGTGTGAACAATGCGGGCAAGGCACGAAATACCGGCGCTGGTCGCTGGCCTCGTATTCGCGCTCGATGGCGCTGGCGCCGGAAATCGTCGGCGTGGAAACGATGAAGATCTTGCGGCGCGAGAACGTGCGCGTGCGCGCCTCGGCCAGCGAGATCGCATCGCCTTCGCCCTCGACATCCAGGGGATAACCATCCACCTCGTCCAGAAACAGGTAGCGAACCGGCATCGAGCGCAGACCCACCGCGCTGTTCGCTCCGGTCATCACCAGCACACCACCCCGGAACTCTTTCGCCAGAATCGTGTTGCCCGAATCCCGGCTGCGCGCAGGCGCGATCAGTTCCGCCAGTGCCGACGACTCCTCGATCAGCGGGTCGATTCGCTGCTTCGAGTTGCGCTTGGCCATCTCCACCGTCGGCCACACGGCCATCATCGGTCCGGGTGCGTGGTGGATGACGTAGCCGATCCAGTTCGACCCCATCTCGGTCGCACCGAGCTGCGCTGCTTTCATGAATACCACCCGCTCGACCGGCGAGGTCGGCGATAGGCAATCCATGATGTCCTTCAGGTACGGCGTACGGCTGGTGCGCCAGCGCCCCGGCTCGGCAGATGCCTTGCTGGAGAGCATCCGGTGGCGATCTGACCATTCCGATACCGTGAGCAGTGGGTCGGGAGTGATCCCGTCGCGCCACGCCCGTTCAATCTCCTGAGCACCCTCGTAGTCCATCGTAATCAATCCCGAATCAGTCGACTCTGGGGCGCAGCTCGCCCAGTTCGGTCAGGTGCTCGCGCACGGCAGCCTCCAGGGCAACGTGCATCTGGTGCGCGTCAATGCCGAGCGTGGACGCCATCTGGCCGGAGACGCGCGCAGGCCAGTTCAACCACGCATCGCGTTCGATGCGCGCGAGCTTGAAAACGTGGGCTACTGCCTGCGCCCGATCCACCAGTTCCTTTTTGCGGTGTGCCAGCTCCAGGTTGTTGAGCTTGGCCTTGAGCACCTCGTTGACCGTGCGGGCCTGCAAGAGCGAGGTGCCGCCCGCCGACATCGACGTTGTGCTGGTGTCGGCGGGATCGCGCTGCGGTATTGCTTCGGCGGTCGCTGTCGCGCGGCGGACCTTCGGTCTGCTGTCGTTCTCCGGCGCAGTGGCCCGACGCGACTGCAATGTATTTTGTGCCCACTGGGCATCCGCCGTTTCCGGATCAATCGTGCCATCAGGCAGTGCAGTGATCCGCCCGGTGTCGATGGCCTTCTTCACGGCCACGTGCGACACGCCACGGTGGCGCGCGTAGGCGCGAATCGAGAGTCCCATCGTCACCTTCTTCAATCATCTGTTCGTCATTCCTGCGGATTGAGCTTGGCTTCCATCGGGAACAGCGCGTTCATCACGTCACGCCAACCACACCCCGAAAGGAAAACGCCATGAGCCAGATCGACACCATCCTCACCCTGATCGCCCAGAAGCATCTGAGCATCGAAACCCTGCAAACCCGCCACGCCGACAGCCTGGACTTCCACGACACGGCGGTGTGGTGCATCCGGGACGCGCTGGAAGCGGCCTTCAAGGCGGGCGTCGAAATGGGCGCGGGTATGCCGAGGGCCACGGAAGCCGAGATAGCTAAGGACTGATCGGAAACCCACGAAGCCAAGCAGAAAGCGCTTGGCTTCACTCCCGAACAGCGCGTTCATCACATCGTCATCCACCACCCCCGAAGGAGCAGCTAATGACCACAACCCAACTCACCCCGGCCCAGCACGCCATCCTCGCCAAGGCCATCAACACCAGCGGCGGCAAGATTGACTGGTTCCCCGACAACATCAAAGGCGGCGCGCGCAAGAAGGTACTCGATGGCCTGTTCAACCGCGCCCTGATCACCACCGACGGCACTGACTGGTTCGTCGCCGCCGAGGGCTACGACGCCCTGGGCATGAAACGCTCCCACGTCAACGTCGAACACGTCTCCAAGTTCGAGGCCCAACTCGACGCAATCATTGCCAGCGCCGAAGCGGCGCAGGACGAAACCGCAGACGCGGACGCGGAACTCGAAGCCGCCGTCGCGCACGCCGAGGCATCCTTCAAAACACCCGTCAAAGCGCCTCGTACCCGTGACAACAGCAAGCAAGCCGAAGTGATCCGGATGCTGCAGCGCCCCGAGGGCGCAACCATCGGCCAGATCTGCGCCGCCACCGGCTGGCAGGCGCACACGGTGCGCGGCACCTTTGCAGGAGCCTTCAAGAAAAAATTGGGCCTGACCATCGTGTCGGACAAGCCGCAGGGCGGCGAACGTGTCTACCGGATCGCCACAGAAGCCTGATCGCAACGCTAACACCCAGGAGAACATCCATGAGCACGATGAGCATCACCATCGAACGCACTCCGCGCACCTTGCAGTTTGGCGACACCACTCTCCAGGTTGAAGAGTTGAGCGTCCGCCTTCCATTTGCCCGCAAACCCGCCAACATCGGAGAACTGGGTGGAAGCGACCCTCACAGGATCTACGTCACCGAGACCAAGGAACTGACCACCACCGAGTTTGATGCCTTTGCTGCAAGCCTGCTGATGTCACGCGACTGGCTGCGTGGCAAGGGTGGCGGCACTGGCGACGGCTACCTTTGCGTCGAGGTCACTGCTCCCGGACGACCCTATCTCTACGTCAATCCCGAGGGCGGTGATTACGCCCGCTACGTGGCCCGTCTCGGGTGATCGAAATTGATCGAGAAAGAAGCCAGGAACAGCTTGGCTTCTCAATCGAACAGCGCGTTACTACAGGTGTCGCAACGATCAACCCGAAGGAGAAAACGCCATGACCACCAACCAGATCCCCGCCACCCAGAACGACGCTTGGGGCTTTTGGGGCACGATGAACGAGCACGCCAGCGGCGCGTGGCCCCTGGCGATGAGCGCCATCTCGGACGCCACCGGCCAGCCCATCGAATCGGTACGGATCTTCCTCGACAGCCGCCACGGACGCCACTTTGCCGACGACGTCCAGAACGGGCTTTACGAGGGCAAGGCCCTGGCGGATGCGATCAACGCCGCCACTCAACGCTGGATGGGCTGGACGATTGGCCGCCAGACCAGCAAGCAGTACGGCATCCCGCGCGGCCTGCCTTACCTGACGGGCTTTGTGATTCACTGCGAGATCGTCGAGGAATTGCTGTCTGCCTGATCGAACACCGCGCCATCCGCCTCGCGGGTGGCCTGCTTGCCGGTGAACTCCTCCCACCGGCGCACGATCACATCGACGTACTTGGGGTCGAGTTCGATCAGCCGCGCAACGCGGGCTGACTTCTCTGCGGCGATCAAGGTTGTGCCCGAGCCACCAAACGGGTCAAGCACCACGTTGCCAGGGCGGCTCGAATTGCGGATCGCGCGCTCGACCAACTCCACCGGCTTCATCGTCGGGTGCAGGTCGTTCTTCTGCGGCTTCTTGATGTTCCAGACGTCGCCCTGATCGCGGTCGCCACACCAGTGGCGTGTCGCCCCCTCGGGCCAGCCGTAGAGGATTGGCTCGTACTGGCGCTGGTAATCGGCGCGACCCAGCGTGAAGGTGTTCTTGGCCCAGATGATGAAGGTCGACCATTTGCCACCGGCAGCGCGGAAGGCGGCCTGCAGCACGTCGAGTTCGCTGGAGGACATCGCCACGTAGATGCCACCCCGGCAGTTCGCCACTGTCGGCGTCAGCGCCGCCAGCAGGAAATCGTAGAACCCGTCGCCCAAGTTGTCGTTCAGGATCGCGCGATCCTTGCCGCGCATCTTGTCCTTGGCGCTGTTGGCGTAGTTCACGTTGTAGGGCGGGTCGGTGAAGACCATGTCCGCCACGCCGCCCTGCATCAGACGGTCGTAGCTCTCGGCCACGGTCGAGTCCCCGCAAAGCAGTCGGTGCTGGCCCATGACCCAGACGTCGCCCGGACGCGAGATGGGTGTCTCGCTGACCTCGGGCACCGCATCCTCATCGGTCTGGCCTTCGTTGTCTGGCTCGTCGCCTGCGATCAGTTCCGCTAGGGCATCGGCGTCGAAGCCGGTGATGTCGAGGTCGAAGCCGTCCAGCTGCAAGGCTTCCAGTTCGATCCGTAGCATCGCGTCGTCCCAGCCTGCGTTCTCGGCGATGCGGTTGTCCGCGATGACCAGGGCCCGGCGTTGGGTGGGGCTCAAGTGGTCGAGCACGACCACCGGCACGATCTCCAGCCCCAGTTTCTGGGCGGCGGCCAGCCGTCCGTGGCCTGCGACGATGACACCGTCGCTACCCGCCAGGATCGGGTTGGTGAAGCCAAACTCGGCGATGCTGGCGGCGATCTGCGCCACCTGCTCCTCAGAGTGGGTGCGCGCGTTGCGTGCGTAGGGCAGCAACTTGGCGGTCGGCCACTGCTCGATCTTGTCGGCCAGCCAGTTCATGCCACCACCTCGGCATCAAGGGTGCTAGCGCGCTCGGCGGCGACCTGCTCGAAGGACTGACCGGTGGCGATCAAGCTGACCGGCACACCGGGGTGGTTCTGCTGGAAGCGCTTGATGGCGACGTCAACGTACTCCGGCGCGATTTCCACGCTACGGCAGATGCGGCCAGTGCGCTCGGCGGCCAGCATCGTGGTGCCGCTGCCACCGAAGGGTTCGAAAACGATGTCGCCCCCGTCCGTGTAGGCCTCGATCACGAACTCCGGCAGCGCCACCGGAAACACAGCCGGGTGATCGATGTCCTGGCCGATCTTGCCCTTGTGGCGCATCACGCGGATTACACTGTCGGGGATACGGGTGTCCTGTGTCGGCTGGCCCTTGTGCGTCCAGCCACCCACCTCGCCATCCTTACCACGCATCGCGGTGGACGAGCCATCGGCGCGCAGGTGGGATTCCTGTCCCGCGTGCTTGCAGGGCACGATCTTGTTGGGCTTGCGGCTTTCGCGATTGAAGTGAAAAACGAACTCGAAGCTCGGCGCAAAGCGCCCTGCCCAGTCACCAGGCATCCCCGGCCCCTGGTCCCAGACGTACCATGCAAAGCGCCGCCAGCCCTGCTGCCGCATCCAGGATAACCAGCCGTCCCAATACGGGACCACCTCGTTATCGCGGTGGATCAGCCCCAGGTTGACCAGCACCTGACCATCGCCCGCCATCGGCAGGTGCGCGAACACGCCGCGCATCAGGCCATCCCAATCGGTGATCCCGCCCGAGGTGTAGTCGCGCTGGTTGCCGTAGGGAGGCGAGGTGAAGCACAGCCTTGCCGTGACGCCGTCCATCAGCGCAGCGACCACGGCCCGGTCGGTGGCATCGCCACAGATCAGCCGGTGCGACCCGATGGCCCAGACGTCGCCGGGGCGGGACACTGCCACGGTAGGCGCATCCGGCACGTCGTCCGCCGCGTCCGGTTCGTCGGTGTCCGGTTCCGCGTCGGCATCGGTGTCGGTCACCTCACCCGTGAGCAGCGCCTCGATCTCGGCATCCTCGAAACCCGTCAGGGCAAGGTCGTACCCCGCCTCGGACAGGTCGGCCAACTCCAGCGTCAGCATCTCCTCGTCCCAGCCCGCATCGAGCGCCAGCCGGTTGTCGGCGATCACCAGCGCGCGTTTCTGCGCGACGGTCAGATGGGCCAGTTCGATCACCGGCACCTGATCCAGACCCAGCTTGCGGGCAGCGGCCAGACGTCCGTGCCCGGCGATGATGCCGTTGTCGCCATCGACCAGGATCGGATTCGTCCAGCCGTACTCGACGATGCTGGCCGCGATCTTGGCGATCTGACCCTCGGCGTGCGTGCGCGGATTGCGTGCGTAGGGAATCAGCGCCTCGACCTTGCGGTACTCGACGTTGAGCGTGTTCAAAGTGAAAGTCCCAAAAGCAAAACCCGCCGAGCGTTGCCGCCGGGCGGGTTGAGTGAATGAAGATTCTGGTGTGGCGGTAACTGCGCCTGGGGGTGGTAACCGGGGCCGGTAACCTGGCCGACTGGTAACCTTGCCCGCGCCCTGTCGCTAAAAAAGCGCCGCGCTCTTGCCCCCCGCATACGACTCTGGCGAGGAAGGACCCCTTTTGCCTAGGGCCACTCGCCGAACCGTCACCTCTATCCAGAAGATAGCTGAAATACTACCCCCGAACGGGGTGATTTGTTGCAGCCTGACCGAGCGTCAAAAGGGACAAACGCCAGAAATGAAGGACAAGCGGAGTAAACATTACCCTGCTTGGCCTACGATTTTGGAAGGCAGTCGGATACCTTCGCTGTTGAGCTTCTCGGCCACGATCTCCAGGGCTCGCTGCCAGCGCCGCCACGCTGTCGTGCGGTCGCAGGCAAAGCGGATTGTGATGTCTCGCCAGCCGTAGCGCTTGGCGCGCATCCACACAAGGTGGCGCTGCTCGATTTCCAGCCACTGCACCCACTTCATCGTCTCCAGCATCCGGTCGATGGCGTCTGGTGCAGGTGGGAACGGTCGATAGACGCGCTCGTCGGCTGCGAACGTCTCCCACTCCTTGCGCACGATGACAGGCCACGTGTTGAAGTAGCCCTGCACACGCACAGGGGGCAGGCGTCGTCCGGTACTGGCGGCTTCCTCGAAGCGGGCTGCCACATCCTCAATCGTCCATTCAGCCATGACTTGACCCTCCGTACAAGCGTTCACCAATGCGGCGCACGAGCTCTCGCTCGATGAAGTCCAGACGTTCGTCGGATGCGTTGACCACCAGGATGTGCTGGTCGCGCCAGCCACGTTCCTTGATGGCGTCAAGATCAGTGGCCTGGGGTTGCAGTCGCCCGAGGGGGCAGCGGTACTGGGGTGTGGGTACTTTCATGTCACACCTCCTGGCCATGATCGTGGTACTGGATTGCCCAGTGCAGCAGCGCCAGGGCATCGGCTTCGTTGTCGTCGACCGGGGCGTGCCCGCGCGCGGTGACGGAAGCGATCACATCTTCCTTGCCTGCGTTACCTTTGCCCGTGGCGTGCTTCTTGATCGTGCCGACGGGCACGCCTTGGTACGGGATCTGGTGGTGCTCGCACCATGCGGTGAGCGTGGCCAGGAGGCCGCCGTAAACGTGCGCGGCATCCACGCCAACGTGGCGTCGAACCTCCTCAAAGTACAAAAACTGAATTTCAGAAACCGATTCCTGAATTTCAGAAATCCAGCGACGGAAACGCAAATAGCGCATGCCGCCTCCTTCGAAGCGCTGCGGTCGGAAGCTCTCGGAGCCGCTCGTGATATGGCCGTCGCTGCCGCGCAGTGCCCAGCCGGTGGTAGTGCCCAGATCAATGGCGAGGATCGTGGTACTCATGGTGTCAGTCCTTTCTTCTCTGGCCTGACGGATCGGACGGGTCTTATCGAAACATCCCATGAGGCGCGCGCACACGCGCGCGTGTAGGAGTTACGACGTAGTCCGTCCGATCCGTCAGATGCGGTTGTTTCAGTCATCGGCGTAAGGGGTGTAGGACGGTGCGGGCGGGTACTTGAGGCCCACGCCCTGAAACCCGCGCAGTCCCATACCGTTGCGCCATTTGTCCATGCCACGGGTGAGCAGCAGATCGGCGAAGCGCTTTTGGGAGCCCGTGAATTCCCCGGCAGCCTCAGACCACTGCTTCCAGTCGTTGAACAACTCGGCGGTCAATGACTTGGCGTTGGGTTCGCGCACGCAGCGCTCATCGAGCCAGCGGCCCAGGGCGTCCTCGGCTTCGAAATACTCCTCGGTGGCGTCCACCACGCGCTGTGGCGGGCTGAGTCGTCCGTGGCGCTGCCAGTCGAGACAGCCCTGCACGGCCCACGCGAGGATGCCGTCACGTTCGGCCAGGAGCTTCTGTTGCAGGTTCTTGTCGCGGCGCTCGGGCGGCACGGTGATCGTGAAAGGGATCAGGTGCAGCCTGCGTTTCATCGCCTCGTCGATATTACGAATGGCGGGCTTGTGGTTGCCCGCCACGAACAACTTGAACTGCGGAAAGAACTCGAAGAAGTCCTGGCGCATGAAGCGCGCAGAGATCTTGTCGCCACCGGTGAGGTTCTTGAGCTTGGACTCAGCCCAGCGTTTTCCCTGCTCGGTTTCGATGGCCGCCACGAAGCGCGCGCCGCGCAGTCCCGCCATATCGGTCGGGTGCCGGTCGGTGCGCGTTTCCATGAAGGTGTCCATCGGCGCGTTGGTCGCGTAATCACCCAGGATGGTGGCCAGCGTGTTGACGAACACCGACTTACCGTTCGCGCCTGTGCCGTACAGGAAAAACAGCGCGTGCTCTTGCGTCGACCCGGTCAGCGCGTAACCGACCATCCGTTGCAGGTAGGACTGCAGCTCCTTGTCGCCACCCGTGACCTCGTCGATGAACTGCCTCCAGGTCGGGCAGTCGCCACTGGGCGTGGCTGTGGTGATCTTGGTCATCCGGTCGGCGCGCTCGTGCGAGCGCATCCGGCCTGTCTTGAGATCGACCACACCGCCCGGCGTGTTGAGCAGCCACGGATCTGCATCCCATTCGTCGGTGGTGGCCGCGTGCCTGCGGTCTGCGCGCGCCAGACGTTCCACGCCGCCGACCGTTCCTGCGCTGGCCAATTTGGCGGCGACCTTGGGGTTGTCGGCGCGCACAGCCGTCTGGCGGCAGACGCTGCGGATCAAGTCCGTGGCCGCCAGTGTGTCCTCCGTGCGCCAGCGTTGCCCGTCCCACACCAGCCACTTGCCCCAGCCAGCCACGTAGCGCCAGTCGCGGTGGTAGCGGCGCGTGAAGGACAGCGCCAGCGCGTCCTCTGTACCCCAGACGGATTCATCGCTGCTGACCACCGGATCAACGTCGTCGGCCACGTCGTGCATCTGCAAACGTGGGCCGTGGGTGAGGAAGGTAGCGACCTCAAAGCCCTCGGCTATGGCATCGGCCACGTCCCAGCCCTCGGCGGCTTCCTCGGGCGGGTACAGGATGTGGCAGGACTTGGCACCCGCTGACAGGATGGCCTGTGCCGCCTGCGTGGCGTACTCCCATCCTGGCTTGTCGCGGTCGGGCCAGATCAGCACGGCCTTTCCGGCCAATGGCGACCAGTCGGTCTTGTCGACCGGAGCGTTCGCGCCGTGCATCGCCGTGGTGGCCACGATGCCCGCGTCGATCAGGGCCTGGGCGCATTTCTCGCCTTCGACCAGCACCACCTGCGCGGCGCTGGTCATCCCTGGCTGGTTAAAGAGCGGGCGCGGGTCGGGCGGTGCCATCTTGCGCCGCTTCGCATCCCAGGGCCGGAACTGCTTCTTCTGCCCAGGCGGGTCGTAGCGGTAGACGACGGCGATGAGATGGCCTTGGGCGTCGAGATAGTCCCACTTCGCGGTGGCGGGTCCGAGTTCGTCGACTGGCACGTCCTTCTTGCTGGCCTTGCGTATTGGTGCGGAGCGCGAACGTCCGAGCAGATCGGCAGCGGCGTCGAGCACGCGCGGAAAGTCGCTCAGCACGTCGATACCGAGGTGCGCGGCAATCAGTGCATAGATGTCACCGCCGTCGCCGGTGGCACGATCTGTCCACAGTCCAGCCTTCTCGCCATCGAGCACTACCTCGAGGCTATCGCCTGGACTGCCCAGCACGTCGCCGATCAGGAACTTGCCCCGGCGCTTCTTGCCCGCCGGGAACAAGGTGGTCAGAACGGACTCAAGACGTCCGAGCAGTTCAGCACGCAGTTCTTCGCGTTCCGCATCGCTGAGGGTGCGGCGGTTGGGGTCTGGCAGTGGCTCGATGTCGTTGAAGTCGAGAGTCATTCGGCCTCCTCACCACCGGCTTCACCGCTGCGCCCCTGCACGGCGGTGCTGCGGGCTGCCCACGCAGACAGTTCGGATGGCCGATAGCGCACCAGACCGCCCATCAGGTAGTGGGGAATCTTGTACTTGCTGCGCATCTGCGAGTCCGCGAACCAGTAGTACGGCAGGCGCAGTGCGGCTGCAGCCTGCTTGGCGTCGATCATTGGTTCGACATCTCCGATGAATTGCTTGTCGTTGCTCATGTTGTCCTCCAGCAGCGGTCTTGCCACGCGCACATCCGGCATTCGAAGTGGGTCGAGTCGTGGAAGGCGCGTGGCAGCAGCTCGCCTGCCTCGGTCGCCGTGATGACCTTCACCGCTCGATCCGACATGCGCTGGGCCAGCGCCGCGTCAAAGGGCACGAGCTCGGTGTAGATCTCCATCGTGTCGGCGTTGAGCGCCGTGAAGATCGCCGGGTGCTCGTGCAGTTCGAGATAGGCTTGGTAGATCGCCACTTGCGCGGCGTAGATGGGCTTGGAAATGGCCAAGCCCTTTTTCTCCAGATCGCTCCAGGACTTGTTGCCCAGGCACTTGCACTCCCAAAGCGCGGGATAGGCGAAGCCCTCGGGGCCTCCAACGACGACACCGTCGACGTGGCCTTGCAGGCGACCGTCAGCTACCGAGAAGCCGAACTGCTCGCTTCCACCATCAGGAAGGGCCTTGCGGGTGCGCAAGTCAAAGCCTGCGTCCCGCAGCCACGCGACCATGCAGTCCTCCATGACATGGCCACGTTCGAAGATCCGCAGCATCCGGCCCGGGGTATCCCGCCCGTGGTCGATGGGAGCCTTGGCGTACTCGAACTGCAGCGCGCGCTCGCAGGCCACTCCGAGGCGCGAGGCCCCGAGGTACTGGCGCTCAGACTGGCGGGCGCGGACCTGCTGCAACCCGGCGTCGACCAGGGCGGTGACCTGACCCGAGATGCTCGATGAGGAATTGAAGTCCATCATGGCCTCTTCCCCTTCGGTTCTTCCCAGGGCAGGTCGTCCTCCAGATCCGCGAACGGATTGGCGGCATCGGGTGCCAGCGGATCGGGCGTGGGCGGCAAGCCCCGCACAGGCGGAAACTTGCTGGACTCGTGGTGCGCGACCATGGCTTGAGACCAGCAGGTGACGATTGCATCGATCACCCGCAGGGCCTCGGCTTCTGAGTAGTCGCCCAGCGGTTTGGTGAAACCGATCTCGCCCGCTGCTTCGCCGAAGGCCTTGAGGCAATGGCGCATTGCGGCCAGTTCGACATCAGACGGATCGATCATGGTGACCTCCGACTTGTCGATGCGACCTTCCTTGGCCCGCTGCCAGTTGCCATACAGCGCGTGAAACGCATCCTGGCAGCGACGGGAACAGAACACCCAGTCGATGGGGTAGCGCCGGGGATCGCCCACACTGTGGCGGTTGTCGGTGTGGCCGTAACCCCGGGCCTGTCGTTTGCAGACCCAGCATTTCACGCCCCCTCCTCGAGTTCATCGAGCAGCAGACCCAACTGCAGGGCAGCGCCAGCAAAGGCGGCCTCGCAGCGGCGCTTGAAATCAGGATAGCTCTGCGAGCTGCGCGCAATCGCCGTGACCGCGTGAATCTGCGATTCCAAATGCGCGAGTCCCTGATCGGACAGCCACTGATGGTGCTTCTGCGAGATGCCCTTGCGATTGCGGATCTCGCCCAGCAAGTCCTCCGGCAACACCGGCCCGTAGACCCAACGCAGCGTGATCTGGCCGACGACGTGCGGCGGGTTCTGTTCGTGACCCTGGTACTTCCAGCCAAACAGGCGATAGATCGCGCGGTAGTAGTCCGGGTGGAAGCGGCGCTCCCACGATGCGCAGGACTGGCGCAGCAGCTTCGAGATCAACTCCTGCAGCGCGTCCGGTGCGCGGTGGTGCTGGTATCCAGTGGCCTCGTCAATCAGCGCGACCTCGCCAGTGGTGGCCAGCGCCCGCATGATCTTCATGCAGTTGGGAACGATGCCCTGGCGTGCGCGGTGCAGCGTGCCTGCAATGGCTGCGTCCACCACGGAGGAGGACACGTCCGCGATGATGCCTGCAGGGAAGAACTGGGTCTGGCGTCCCGATGGCAGCAAAATCGGCCCAGATGATTTATCCAATATCGACAATGAGTTAGGCGCGATTTCAGCCAGAAAACGGGCGAAACGGCCACCCTTGTGCGATTCGTGAAAACCGAGGAGCTTGGCCAGTTCCTTGCGGACGTAGCCGCGCTCGCCGGTGGTGAGCACGACCGCCTCGCAGTCGAGATCGCCGAAATGCACGACGCCGTAGTGGCTGGCAGTGAGCATGGATGCGTTCATGGCCACCTCCCTCACTGCGCCCACGACGGTTTGCCCGTCACGGGTGCGCGTTGCGGAGCCGGTGCTTGGTACGCGGGTGCTGCCTGCGCCGGAGCGCCGGAAGTGCCGCCGCCCGACGTCTTGGGCGGCACGCCCATCAACTTGGCGTAGTCGGGGTGGTCGGGTTCGACCGCGACCTTGACCACGTTACGGTCTTGGCCCTTGCCATCCTTCTCGATGTCGACGCGGGCAAGGAACTCCAGGCCATCCAGTTCGTGGAAGCCTTGGATGCGGCGTGCGGCCGATGCCTGCGGGCCATTGTCCTGCGGGTGGACGTTTCGGGCGCTGTTGAGCGCGGCGCGAATGAAGCTGCGCCCCATCTGGCCCCAGGTCGGACCCTTCTTGGAATGCAGGCCAATGTTCGACCACATCTTGCGTTTGGCGTGGTCGCCAGCGGTGACCACGAATTCAGCGGCAAGGTAGATCGAGCCGGTATCGAAGGACTCGGTGGCGTAACCGCCGCCCCAGCCCTGCGACAGGTCGTCATAGCCACCGGGCTTGAGGGTCATGCGCACCGGAACAACGGTGCCCTTGGGGATCAGATCAAAGCCGGATTGCTGGGCGTCGGCGTCGTTGAAGTCATTCCATGCGGTCATTGCGATTACTCCTGAGATTCGATGTGTGTGGGGATGGCGGCGCTGGCAGGCACGGCGGGTGCGCCTGCGCACTTGGCGATCAGCGCGCCGAGATGCGGCGGCTCCAGCAGGTCGAGACGACCGCTGCGGTCTTTGGCCGGAAAGCCGTAGGGATTGACGGTGTGGGTGACGAAGGCGCGGTAGGTACTGCCGTCCTCGGCCTTGATCTCGGCCAGCGTCACGACCTCATCCACGATGCCGGGCAGCTCCAGGCTGGTTTTGCTGCCTTCGATCTGCGGGACGAACACCTTGCGGTTGTAGTCATCAAGGCGTTCGTCGAGGATCGCCACGAACACCACGTTCTTGCCGCGCGCGTGCTGCAAGCGGGTCAATGCGCTGATCATTTCCTGGCCGAGCAGGCCATAGGCCGCGCGCAGGTCGGGCTTGCCGGAGCGGTCGCTAACGGCACCCGGCTGCGTCTTGCACCACGCGAAGCACTGGCGGGACAGCTGCGTGATCGAATCGAGAAAGAAGGTCTGGTAGCGGTCGAGTTGAGCCGGGTCGCCAAACTTCTCGATGACGTGGTCGTAGTGCGCCTGCGAGAACGCGCTCTCAGGAGGCAGCGACTTGTCCGGGCCCGCGAGGAACACGAAGAAGTCGCGGCTCTCCGGCCACGAAGCCGGTCGGATGGTGTCGCCCGGCCAGTCGGCCACTGCCAAGTCACCGGCCTCGATGTCGAGGAACAGCGTGGTGGCCGGGTCGAGGTCTTTGAGCCGCGTGGTTTTGCCGATGCCGGATTTGCCCAGCATCAGCAACTTCACGCCCTTGCGCTCGGCCATCCGCTCGATTGCGGACACGATGGGGAGCTTTTTCATGCGGCACCCCCATCGAGCGTCAGGGTGATGGTCGGCTTGCCTTCTTCGACCGTGCGCGCAGCCGCAAACTGCTCCTGCAGCGCCGTGGGCCAGTTGGTGTAGCGGGACTCGGACACCGAAAACTTGACGTCGATGTAGTCCTCGACCTTGTCGCCCGAGGCGGCGATGCGCTCGGCCATCTCCTTGAGGATGGTCTGGCTCCACGTCACTTTTTTGGGGAGCTCGTACTTGACGTGCAGCGCACCGTCGCTGACGTGGGCGGTTCCGAAGTCGCGGCCGGAATCCCGCAGCGCGCTACGGGCCTGCTCGCCGTAGCGCTGAAGCTTGGCGGCATCCAGCTTGGTGCGCAGCCGCTTGAGGTAAGCAGTGGCCTCGTCGACATTGCGCTCGGCATCGACGAAGTCAGTGATCGATAGCGCCACCAACTGGGCGGTGCTCATCGCAGCGAGGTCGGCGGGAAAGATTGTCAAATCGCTCATGGCCGCTGTCCTCATTGGTACGCACGAGCGAAGGTCGAATGCCGCGAAACGCGACGCTCGAAGGCTTCGACCTCGGAGATCAAGTAGGTGACGCGGGCACCGAGCTTGCAGAAGACCGGGCCGAGCTGCTCCTGCCGCCAGCGGCGCAGGGTCTTGACGGAAAGCCCCCAGCGGATGGCCAGCTCGTTTTCGTCAAGGGCGATGCGCTGTGGCGCACCGGTTTTGGCCGGGATCGGGCCAGATGTTGCGTTGGTGAAGTGGGTTTGCATTTCGATGTGCCTCCTGTATGAAATGGGCACATCGCAGTCTCCGCACGGGTTTATGGGCCGTGTCTGGTTCGATTTATGGGTGCGTTTATGTGTTGCGCCTCACCCGGTATTTCCCGCGCGAAACCAGCTCAATCACCTCCTCACGCGCTACTTTGTCGCCGAAGGCATCGTCGAAGGATTGGAAGCCGGTGTTGACGGTGACGGCACCATTCACCTCTTTCCACGACATCACGGGCGGGGGACTTCCTTCGGTGCCCCACATCAGCTTGATGATCTTGGCGCGCGCTTCGGTGAGATCGATGGACGACGCCATGTGCGGGAGCTTGAGTCGCTTGCCATTGAAGAACTGCACCGGCTCCGGCTCACCCACGTGGGTTGCGTAGCCGCACAGGACACGATCAAAGGCGTCGGTGTCGAACGCATCTGCGCCATCGGCCACGCGCACGAACTCATCGAGGCCGCGCAGCGTGTGGTCACGTGGCAGCGAGGCATTGGTTCGCCTTGGGCACAAAACAACGCCACCACGCGGCCACACGGCGTCGGCAAGGACTGCGGTGATCTTGTCCTGCGGCGCGCGTGACCATGCTCGGGCAACGAACACCGGTGCGAAATTGTGCGTGCCAGCGATTCGCTGCTCACCGAGGTGCCACAGGTGATTCGGTGTGCGGTAGATGTTGCTGGAGCGTCGCCTATCCTCAATGCCGATCAACGCAGACAGATCCGCCAGCCACGAATCCATCTGGATGGAATAGAGGGCGATCCCATCCAGCGGCTGGACGACGGTTCTTCCGTTCATCGGACTGCAGTAGCTGTAGCGACCGGCTTCCTCATCGACATCGACTTCGACTTCCTGCTCGGAATCGAGAAAAGGCACCATTACGTGGGTGAGATGGCCTGCGGGCACGATCCAGCGCCGCTGAAGAAACTGCTGGTGGTCGCGCCCGAGCCTGTCGGCCAGCACTGATTCATCGAGCCTTGGGAGGTTGTCCAGCGCGAGGAAGAAGCTCAGATGCGGCGACGTCATCGGCATCCTCCTCAGAATTGGCTCAGCACGCCGATCTTGATGAGCTGTTCCTGCACGCGCTTGCGGTCATCGTCCGTCCGGCTCTTGTCGTTCAGTCCGTTCGGCGCGGTGATCTGGACAGCGACGTTGTGCGCCTTGCGGTGCGGCGTCTTGGACATCCTCATGACCAGCTTCACCTGCACGAGCGCGTACTGGCTCAGGTCTTCGGCGCAGTAGTCCTCATAAGCAACCTGATAGATGTTGCGGCCATCGCGCCGGTCGCGAGTGATTTGCATCTTGCTGGAGAGTTGCCGCACCACATCACGTCCGCCGTACTCTGAGGTCTGCTCGAACGGCTTGGCCACCGTGATCTGCAGGATCGAGATGTCGTCGATGCCTGCGACCCGGTCACGTTTGAGGCGGTCGAGCATCTTGGAGGTCGCAAAGCCGAGCAGGTCGAACTGCCGCATGGGCATGTCCTCGATCTGGCCTTCATGCGCCAGCACGACGTCGCGGAAGACAGTGGCCAGCTCGCGGCGCGCCTCACGCTCTTCGCAGAACACGCTGAGCGAGCCTGTCTCTGGCTCCCAAGAGAAGCGTGCCGACATCGCAGCGGGTTCCTCGTGGTCGACGACATGCCCGTTCGCCACTTGCTGGAACGTGGCTGTCTTGCCATTGAAGGTCGCCGTCAGCGTGTGCAACAGCGCCGACTGACCGGCTTCGCAATCATCGTCATCACCCCGTTCGCATGACAGATCGCGACGCGTGAATTGCTCGATCAGGATTTGATCCTTCGGCACCTTCGGGAACAGTTCGGCAATGCGTGTGCGCAACACCTCTTGAACGTCGACCCCAGTTTTCGGCACGACGCCCTTGGGGCCCAGGTAGTGGCTGGAGTAGTGGTCGCTTTTCCACTGGCGATGCATGACTTGCAGATGCTCTGCCTGGTCGAAGCGCTCGTCGCGGCGGGCGCCTTGCGCTGGAAAGTCCTGCAAGAGGTGCAGATACAGGGCGCGGCTGTAGCGGTCGCTGGGCGCAGCCAGCACGGCGGCATCGTCGGCACGCTCTTCGTTGAGCAGGGACAAGACCGCCTGGGCCCCGTAGTCATCGTCAAGGAGCATCACTCGCTCGGCGGCACACTCGATGCTGTACTGGGCGGTCGCAGCCAATTTGCTGACGGCATGAAAGAACGCCTGCCGTGACTCGACTGGCAGCTTGCCCTTGGTCGCTTCCGCCAAGGCCCTCAGCTCCGGCAAGGCCGTCGCGCTGGTGCGTTCGAGCAGATCTACCAGGAGCCCGGGGCGCGCAACCTTGCGCACGAGGCTGACGAAGTTCTCTGCGTTCGGCAGGATGTTTGCGCCCTCATCGGATCGATGTTCACGCGCACGTTTCGGCGTAGGCTGGCTCATGGCCACCTTGGTGCTTTTCTCTGTTGTTGAGGCTTGGTCGGCTGGCATAGGCAAGTTCCTTTGACAAAGTGCGCGATTGCGCGAACAGTTAATCGGATGGTTCAAAAAACGCCGACGCGAGGTCGGCTCCACAGGCGGTAGATCCTGGTCAGCGCATCGTGGCCTCCTGAGTGGTCAGGCCATATCGGTTCAGACGTACTTGGATGAACCGAGGATTGACACCGAAGCGCGTGGCCAGTGCCCTCTCAAAACACTCCATGCCGAAAATCCCCATCTCACCATCCGCAGTGATGCGCAGCGCTGTTCCTGGGTGATCGGGATCGGTTGACGGATGGCGGTGGATGGTGATGTCGTGCTGGGGCGCAAGCTCTTCAACAGCTACGATGATGCGTTGGCGAGGCACCAGCAAGGACCCCATGAATTCGTTGGCGCGCAGCTCGGCGAAATGTTCTTCCGTCGTCGGCTTCGCAGATAGTGACTTGGACAGATGGTCGCTGTCCGGCGTCGTGGTGCGGTAGGCGCGTTGTATCGTCGGTTCGATGTCATCGAACAACCCTGGACCCTTGCTGCCCTGGACAATCCAGCCGGGGGCGTCGAACACAGCGTGGCCCAGTTCGTGGGCCAAGGTGCTGAGGGCCAGCAGCTCGCTGAGACTTTCACCCACGGGCGAGATGGACACAATCGCGGCGTCTGGCATTGCGGGGTCGAATTCACAGACGCCGAAAACGTGGTTGCCTTGCTCGTCATGCACGGCGTAGTCCGTGCTGACCTCCAGCGCGAAGTCGATGCCGTTGATCTTCAGGCCGGAGATCTGCCGCAGCGCGTCGAAAGAAACAGCATCGATGCTGTCCGCGACCAGTTGCTGGCGTACGATCGATGCGATGCGCTCGACCTCAAGGTGCTTGATGTACAGAGGGCGTTTGCGGTCGCAGCACCGGTAGTCAAGGGTCAGTGCCGCCATTCACTTCTTCTCCGTCACGTTGCGGCGGTACATCCGAACCAAGTTCCCAACATCCTCACGAATGTCGGGCGGCAGACGACTGGCCTCGACGAAAGCGTCGTCGGCGCTGATGCCGAGGATCTCGGCCGCCTTGCGGATCAGTTCGTCCTTGGGCGGTTTTTCCATGTCGCGCTCGATGCGCGACCAGTAGGCGGGTGATATCTCCAGCTGACGCGCAAAGTCATTCATCTGAATGCCTTTCTCTTCGCGCTTCTTGCGGATGAATGCTCCAAAGGGCATGGTTGTGACCTGATTGCGTGATTAGTTAACGGCAGATGGTAGTGACCAGAAGCCACTCTGTCAACTGTTTCGTTAACACGCAATGGATTCATGGCTGGCGGGCACGATTACCCTGCGTTGCCATCCGCTTCGGAAGATCAGGCTCACTATCCCTGACGGTTGCAATTCCTCGGAGCCGTCATGAAGAACCTCGAACTCGCATCTCCCCCAGAGATGAGCGCCAGCGCCCGTGCTGGCGAAATCGCCGCCATTCTCGCAAGCGCCATCATCCGCACCCTTGCTGCGGATGAGCCAAAACAGAGAGAAGTTGGCCTTGGCTTCCTGCCCGACCAGCGCGTTCATACAACCCCCTATCAACAGGAGAAGTTGTGATGAACGAGAAACAAGCATCCGTCGCGGCACGGATCGCGGAGCTGGCCTGCCTGCCGATGTCCCAGCTCTGGACGGTTTGGGATCGGTATTTCCCCCGCCGCCCGGACTACCCCAACCGTACGCACGTCGAATCACGGATCGCCTACAAGCTGCAGGAGGATGCCTTCGGTGGCCTCGCGCCCGAGACCAAGCAGCGACTGGAGTCCATCGGCGCGAAACACTCCAAGATCAAGTTGCGGGCCAAGCCGCGCGAGTTCGATTTCGCGCCGGGCACGATCCTGCTGCGCGAATGGGGCGAGCGCGAACATCGGGTGACAGTCACCGCCGAGGGGCTGTTTGAGTACCAGGGGCGCAACTTCAGGAGCCTGACGGCGGTGGCCCGCCACATCACGGGCGCGCACTGGTCGGGGCCGCTGTTCTTTGGCCTGAGCAAGGCAGGTGCGCGATGAGCGAGATTGCCAGCACCAAGGCCCGCAAGCGCTGCGCCGTCTACTGCCGGGTGTCCTCGGATGAACGACTTGACCAGGAGTTCAACTCCATCGACGCGCAGAAGGAGGCGGGCCACGCCTACGTCGCCAGTCAGCGATCCGAGGGCTGGATTCCGGTGGCCGACGACTACGACGACCCCGGCTTCTCTGGCGGTAACACGGATCGGCCGGGGCTGAAACGCCTGATGGCGGACATCGAGCGCGGCCAGATCGACATCGTGGTGGTCTACAAGATCGACCGCCTGACGCGCAGCTTGGCCGACTTCTCCAAGATGGTTGAAGTGTTCGAACGCCACGGGGTGTCCTTTGTGTCGGTCACCCAGCAGTTCAACACCACCACCTCGATGGGTCGGCTGATGCTCAACGTCCTGCTGTCCTTCGCCCAGTTTGAGCGCGAGGTCACCGGCGAGCGCATCCGCGACAAGATCGCCGCCGCCAAGCGCAAGGGGATGTGGATGGGTGGCGTCCCGCCCCTGGGTTACGACGTCGACAACCGCCTGTTGATCATCAACGAGGCCGAGGCGGCAGTGGTGCGTCGCATCTTCGAGGAGATGCTGACCATTGGTTCTCCAACCCAGATCGCCGTCAATCTGACTGCCGACGGCATCACGACCAAGGCCTGGACGACGCAGGAGGGCCAGACCCGCAGCGGTACGCGCATCGACAAGAAGTACCTGCACAAGCTGCTGCGCAACCGCATCTACCTGGGGGAGTTGTCGCACAAAGGGAACTGGTACCCCGGCGCTCACCCGCCGATCATCGACCAGGAGCTTTGGGACAAGGTCCACACGGTGCTGGCCAGGGATGGGCACACCCGGTCGGTGGAAACCAAGATCCGGTCGCGCACCGACGCTTTGCTGCGCGGCCTGCTGTACGCGCCATCGGGCGAACGGATGTACCCGACCTACTCGCGCAAGAACGGGCGCAAGTACCACTACTACGTGTCCAAGTCGGAAAGCCGGTTCGGAGCACCGGGCAAGAGCTACGAGCGTCTGCCTGCGCCGGAGATCGAGGCAGCGGTGGTGGCCCAGATCCGCACGGTGCTGACCAGCCCGGAATCAATCGCATCAGTCGTGCGCCACATCCAGCGCAACGGCGGACAGGTTGACGAGGCCACCACGGTGATGGCGATGGGACGGCTCAACGACGTGTGGGATCAGTTGTTCCCGGTCGAGCGCCACCGCATCGCCAACCTGATGATCGAGCGCATCGACCTCGTCCACGTCGGCGAGGTGCAGGGCATCAAGGTGAAGTGGCGGGAACTGGGCTGGGACGCCCTGATCGGTGAGTTCGCCCCGAGGGGCATCGGCGCGGAGCTGGTGGAGGTTGAGGCCTGATGGACGACACACTGGAAACCTTCGTGCCCCTGACGTTTCGCCGCCGGGGCGCGCGGCGGGTGGCTGCCGACGATCGCCACGTTCACGATGTGACGCTGCTGGAGGGGGTGGCACGCGGTTTCTACTGGCAGCACCTCGTGGACACCGGCGTGATGAAGAGTGGGTCGGACATCGCCCGAGCCGAAGGGCTTCATCCCTCGGTGCCCAACGAGCTGATGCGCCTGACCCTGCTCGCACCCGACATCCTCGACCTGCTGATGACAGGACGGCAGCCGCGCCGGATGAACCTGATCTGGTTCCAGCGCAACCCACTGCCGGTGGATTGGGAGGCGCAACGCCAGATCGTGAAGCGCTTTGAGGAGGACGCATGAGCAAGAGGCACCGGGGCCGGTTCAAGGGTGATCCGGTCACCTATCAACTGCCGAGTCCGGCAGGCGGTGTGCAACTGGAAACCTTTGTGCCTTGGACGCTGGTAAAGCGGGGGTTGATGAAGCAGGTCATCACTCCCTTGGACGCGCCACAAGAGTTTCTGTCCGAGGCAACCCGAGAGCGGGAGGCACGGTCGGCCGCGCAGGACACCGCGTTGATGCGGGCGCTCGGACTGGCGCACCACTGGCAACGCCTTCTGAATGAGCAGCGGGCGGCATCAGTAGCCGAGATCGCCGATGCCGAAGGCATGGACGTGACACAGGTGCGCCGGGTCATGCGGCTGACGCTCCTGGCCCCGGAGGTCGTAGAACGGCTGGTGGGCTCGCCCGATGCTGTGCTGGAGAAGGTGATGCGCCGCCCCTGGCCCAACGGCTGGGGCGACCAGATGCGCGTGCTCGCGCCACCCGGGTGAGCGCGTTGCACCCAGCGCCAGCAACCGCCTGCGGGCGGTTTTTTTGTGGCCGCTTGGCACTCGGTCGCCACCGCTACAGGAGTTGCCAACCACAACCGACCGCCTCTAAACCCGCGCCAGCAAAGGAAATGGCCTCGAGAACGCTCGCGTGGCCACCAGAGAAAACGGAGAACAGAGAGGCGTCGGTGGGGGCAAAAACGCCGACTTCGCAGGGGTGGCGCTCGCGAGGCCAGGCCCGAAAACCGCGCCAACACTGGGGGAACGGGCAAAAAAAATCCCAACCGATGAGGGTTGGGATTTTGGGTATTGGTGGAGCCGGCGGGAATCGAACCCGCGTCCGCAAGACTTCCATGAACAGTTCTACATGCTTAGTCGGTTAATTTGGATCTCGTTGTC